AAGAATGGCTAAAAAGAATGGCTAAAAAGAATGGCTAAAAAGAATGGCTAAAAAGAATGGCTAAAAAGAATGGCTAAAAAGAATGGCTAAAAAGAATGGCTAAAAAGAATGGCTAAAAAGAATGGCTAAAAAGAATGGCTAAAAAGAATGGCTAAAAAGAATGGATAGGGGGGACATTACATCATTGTTATATTAGTTGACGGCAGCGGCATTATATACCGATTGTTATCTACAATTAATTCCCCGGCATAATCATAGGTCCTAGTAAGGGTAGACACGTCGGGTTTGGTGAATGCAAATACCCCGCGCCGTTTATTGGAGACATAATTTCCTACAGAATATTCTCCGTCTATATATGTTTCCATTCCCATACCATTACGATTATTGTCGACATAATTTCCTTCGAATGCTATCCCCCACCATTTTTCTACACACGGTCCATGTTTTTTTCCGTTGTTAAATGCGCCTATATAATAATTACCAAAATTATTTATATATTTACCAATTCCATGAAATTCGTTTTGCGCATTTAATTGACCAACATATATTGAGCCGTTGGTATACTCTATTTCTATAGTTCCATCTGGTCTAACACTGCGATTGAGTTCTGGGACAAGAATAATGTTTAACATTTTTGTGAAGTAGCTGACTATAATATCGATTATGTTTTATTTGTTATTGCATTTTTATTTCATTTTTTTTATAAATGGGTGGCTACAGTACCCAATGTTTGGTGTATTGATGTAAATAGAGATTGTTTAAATTTGTCTATAGTTAAATCACTTTTGTCCAGTTGTTTCAAATAATAATGCGCTGCAGAAATTTTATTATAATCCGCCAATAAAGCGGGTACGTCATCCAATTTCTCAAAATAAAGTGGATAATCACTGCCCAAATATTCTACAACTCCGCCAACTTTATTTATAATCAATGGGGTTGACCTAAGGATACATTCAAGAACCACATTATTCGCCGCAGCGTCATATAAATCAATAAAACATATATTTTGACTTAATAAGTCGTCATATTCTTTAAATGTTTCAGTATAATACATTTTGACCGATTCTAAATCTAAATTCTCTATACATTCACCAATACATTCACGCTTTAACGTATTGGAACAATGATTCAGATCTGAATCTCCGGTAAGCCATATTTTTTTATAATTTAATCCATTTAGATTTACACGATATATACTGGTTATTTTACGCAATTGTTGACCAATCTGAATTAATTTGGGTTCCGAATTATTTATATATTTATCTAAAGAAAACTCTACCTCTGTACTAATTTCTTCAATTGGATGTTTCATTGAAATAACTGGAGTATTAAACCCGAGATCTAATAATTTTTCTCGTATACATTTCGCCAAATAATCGGATAAAGTTATCAACAAAAAACAGGTAGGCAGAGATTTTATAAATAATGGATTTGAAAACATAATGTCAATATTTAAATTTTTTAAATGGGGTGGGGTATATGGCGTAGAATGAACTATTCCGGACCATTTTTCGGTACAAACACAATTATTTCTTGATATAAAATAAAAATCTAATGTATCAAAAAACATGTATTTTGCTTTTACATTATAAAAATGTGATTGCATTAACGAAAACAAAATTGTTTTCCATCCACCGCGATGGTTTATTTTATTAAAATATTCGGAAAATGTCGGGACAAATTGTATAACCACTGAATTATATAATCTAGATTGCCAATTCATATCATTTACCCAGAAACAATGTCCCCCAAAACTATTAACATTTACTACATATTCCGTCGAAAAATCAGATGCGGTTTGATAATCGGATACTACGCCCAGACCTAATTCCTGTATATTTTTAGAAAAATAAACATCTTCCGGCGGATGGGTACTTTTAGTGTTTGTCATATATGTATGGGTTGAACTATTATACTGCGTATCTTGAGGCGATATTGCGCGAATCGTATCAATCATTACCCGTTTTGAACGTAAACTGAATCCCCCATTTCCTACCAGATTAGGGGTATCATTTTGTACGGACGCCCATGGCGCTCCAATATAATCATATTTTAAAAACATATTAATATTGGTTTTAAAAATAGCGGCATCTTCCTGATAAATTAATAATTTGGATCCATGAAATTGTTGCCAGAAATCGACGGTCGTCAATAGTTTACTATATTCACTTTCACTTATGTTTTCAATGTCCATTTTAATAATTTTAATTCCAACTGAAATTTTCTGGACAATATTGGCTACATGCGCAAAATTTCCAATACCACAAACAATTGTATATGACCACAAATTACCCAATTTCATAATGGCGTTTCGTAAAGTATATTCCAAATGTGGAAAACTACGAAATTCGACTAAAACTGCCTCGTTTTCCAAATTTATGGATATTGTCGGAATTTGGATATGTCGAATATAATCTAAATAATAATAGCAAAAGAATTTATATTGGTTTTTTAATCTTTTCATATCCAAGTAATTTTCCGCGTAAAGCTGGTTATAAGAAGATACAATTTTATTGTAATCCGCGTGTTGAAAGGACGACTCATAATAAGTTTTCAAATAGGGGTCGGATGGACCCGAGGTAGAAGGTGGACTAGGTGGTGGCGTGGCCGCAACCTTAAGAAGTAATTCTTTACTAAACAACTTACAATTATGTAAATAGGCACACGTTCTTCCATATCGAACCATATTATTTGTAGACTCGGCTTCGACCGTTTCAACCCCACCGCCATTATGCAATGCGTCCAACTCGTTCCCATAGGATAAAATACAGTTATTTGCCCACATAAGTTTTCTATTTACCCATGGCGCAGACATATTTACCCGTTTAATATCGCGCAGAGATAACCAATTGGATATAAATACGTCATCTGATAATCGACAATCTTTATCTTCGATACATTTATTTAGATAACTAGTCCACGATTTAACGAAAAAACTGCGATGGTAGCATACTGATCCATATCCTTCTAAAATATCAACTGTTCCAAAATCAAATACAGTAATTACGCGTCCTTCATTAAACACAAATCCAGACAATCCCATTGCGAATTTTGAATCAGTTGAAACAATCATACGTGCGTACATTTCAATAGTATATGGCAAATACATAATATCGTCATCGATCGTAATTATCCAAACATCTTCATCTTCGGGGATAACTTGTATTGCGCCTTGAAGTTTTGTTCCCGGTCCAATATCTTCCCCACATTTATTCCATACAATATTATCGAATTTATCAGATAATTCTTTTGGGATATTGTCGGGATATGATTCGCCGGTTCGTGTAAACACATTGGGGATATTTAGATATATTTTTTCGGGTTTTATATTTTGACTATACATTGAATTTATTACATTTCCTAACAACGACAATCGTTTAGGACTTGTGGTTAAACTAATGACAAATCTTGGTGTTATCATTGTTGTCATTGTTGTCATTGTTTTATATTATATATTATGCGATATATTTTTATTATGAACCGCACAATTTTTATGTATACTTATAGTATATTATGGAGATGAAGCCGGTTGTTTCAACCGCATCCACTACTAACAATGGAATGGAAGATGTGGATGGCGGAAGCATAAAATTTAGAAAACATAGAAAACATAGAAAATTTAGAAGAACAATGAAAAGAAATGGTAAAAAGAGTAGAAAAAGTAGAAAATAATATTTACAATTGATATATTATGGAATCGAATATTGCCATGTTCAACTTTCATACAGGAAAACACAATGAGAAAGATTATGATGATAGTGAGAATGAATCAGATAAAACAGTTCTTGCAAAATTTTTATTAAGACTTATACAACTAGGAAAAAATAAACCATTACGTAACAAGTTGTTTGGAGTAGGATTACTAGAAGAAAATGATTTACTGGTTTTAGACCAAGGTGATTGGCAACGTATTTATGATTTGATACCCGATAAGAAAGACAAAGATGAATTAAAAAAGACATTGAAATGGGTAAAGGCTGATATAATTGTAGTTGGTGGAAAATTTAGAAGAACAATGAAAAGAAATGGTAAAAGCAAAAAGAGTAGAAAGAGTAAAAAGAGTAGAAAAAATAGAAGATTTCGCGTGTAAATACATAAATATAATTGTTCGTGTATTTACAATAAAAACAAAATGCTTAAAATCATGACATTATCAAAACCCACGTCTATAAAAAAACCAGGAACACGAGATAATATAAATCTATTCTACCAATTTTTTATTCATTCTGATCCAATTCGTAATCATGAAATTACAACATGTTTAAGAAAAAATGTAGAAAATCCACATATCACGAATATTTATTTATTGAATGAACGGATATATACTTTGACAGAATTAGGACTGCATAACAGCAATAATAAAATTACTCAACTAGTTATTGGTCGACGACTAAAATATTCAGATGTATTTGATTATACCCTTAAAAATAATATTATGGGATATATCGTAATCGCCAATGCCGATATTTTTTTCGACGATACTGTGAAAAATGTGCGGGTATCAGACATTCATCTCCATAAAAAAATGTTTGCGCAATTACGATTTGAATATAATATTCATCGTACTCTTGCACAATCCGTTTTATTTGGACCGCGATCGGATTCACAGGATACGTGGATCGTTCATAGTCGATTTATAAATGAAATTACAGTGTCACCAAGTAATAATATATTCGATTTTGAATTGGGGCAAATGGGATGTGATAATAAAATCGGCTATTTAATGATGGTGTTGGGATTTGAAGTATTGAATGACCCTTTTTTCATAAAAACATATCATTATCATAGCACAAACATTCGCAATTATACTGTAACCAATCGTATTCCTCCGCCATATGCAATGATTATTCCTGCAAGAATAACACGACAATTACCACTATATAGGGAAATTAAAAATGCATTGAGATTATCATTCAACGACAATTCAATGTTATACAAGTATATTCATAATAAAATGGAAACTAATAAACCGTTTATTATCCCAAGAATCGCAGGAATCGAAAATCGGTTTGCGGTGAATATGTACAAAACAAGACATTGGGTATATAATCAATCGACATTATCAAAAATGAAAAAAAATGCAGGCATAAATATCACCAATGAAAATGATGCAGTGCAATATGCGTCAATGTATTTAAAAGCATTTGAGAATTGTGAAATATATGGCGGATGGAATCGAATGGGGCACGTCTACCACCAATCTCAAGATGTTGTAGAAGAATGGTTCCCTTCAAGTAAAATGTTCTGTTCATTTTCATTTGATATTTTCCATTATATTT